GTGGATACGAATAGTTTTTGTGCTACTTGAGAGAGTAGACATATCATTACCCTCCAAGGAACCTACCCCTAGCTTATTCTCTCCTCCTTTAGTCCACCATGTAACTTGTGCCATTATGATGCCTCCGTAAGATCTGTATCGTCAGGTCTTCCAATAAATCTTTTTATAGGCTCATCGTCGTAATCAACTTGCCTGATCTTTAATACCTCTCCAGTATTTTCCAGCCCAGCCCACAACCCAGCAGTTAAAGGATAGTAACGTGCGTCTGCCTGTTCTGTCAGGGAGGCCGTATCAGTCAATATCTCGGTTTCCTCACAGAACTCATCCATAGCCCTATTAAGCATATTAGTAATTTGCTTATCTGGGACTCCTGGGAATGCCTGTTTAACCTCTTCAATCATTTCTTGTAGGGTCATACTCTAATTCCTCTTTTCTGAGGGTAATACATCGTACCTCTTCAGCAACAACGTAAGTTTACCATTATAATCTTCTTTTAAAGCACGCCACTCAGCAAGTAATTGGTTATGATTAGCCATAAAATTCTGTATTGTATTGACGTGATCCTGAACTTCTGTATTCACCAACGCCCCATAGCGCTGAAGATCGCTATTAAACTTCTGAAGAGTAGCTGAATATTCTGTGATAGCTTGCTCAAGCTGCTTTGCTCGATTCTGTATATCTACAGACGTTGCCTGCTGTGCATCAACTACAGCCTTTTGCTGGGCCATATCTGCATCTTTCATCGCATCCTGCACAGTAGATTGATAAACGGCCAACTCTTTATTAAATTCATTAAGTTCGTTCTGTATATCGGCTGTGTACTCACTTAAGCGTGTATTCTCTTTACGAGTGTGTGACTCAGCTATCTCAACATCATCGTTACCAATTGCGGTGTCGAACACTGTCCAACTGACAGAAGTTGTAGGCTTAGTGTATGTCGGTGCTGTCCCTAAAGACCCAACAGTAACAGCTGAGACTGAAGTTGCAGCAGCATCAGTGTATGTAAAGCTTGGAGCATCAGCTACAGTAGGAGCAGTTGCAGTTATAGACAAAGCTCCTGGTAACTTACCACGACCATCTGCCATCAACCTCGGCATGCATCGTATAGCCGCGCCTAACACCAATAGACCTTCCATGTCCTTTGGGTACTTATCCCCAGAAGCTAAAGTTCCTGGAGTATCTCCATGTGCTATTGTAGGATATGCTATTGATATAAAGTTTCCAGTAGCTTTCTCTCCATCGCTCACTATGAAATACTTGCGTACAGAAGGATCAAGATAGTAAACTGGATCTCTCTCTGACGTAAAATATAGCGAATTAGAGTCTGTTGCTAGCTTACCAACATTTGGAGATACTTCCTTCGCTGGGTAGCCTGGAGTATTAAGTACTTCTACTATCCTCTCACCAGGCGCAGTAAGTCCAATTGTAGTGACTGGTGTAGATTTAGTAAAATCTCTCACCTTTTGCTCAGGAAGTAGGTCTAGAATGCTCGCAGCTTCATCAGTTAAGGCATCGCTAAGGAAATCATCGTCACTGACTGACCCAACCATATCCTCTATTCTGACTTTGAAAGTTGCCATTATTGTATAACCATGAACCTACACGTTGCAGCAGCAAGAGTACTTGCGCCATCAAGAACAAACCCATAGTATGGAACTTCCTGTCCTCTTACCAAATCATCGGCATCATCTGCTATATTCAGATTAGGGTCTACTATTGTAGCCCCAGCAGCAGTTTTGACATCTGCTATTACATCAGGATTAAGCAATACACCATCCGTTACAGTCAACACTGCACCAGCAACAGATAGGGCGAATGAGTCTGAGTAACCAGCATAAATATCTACTGGTAATGTAGCACCATCCAACGTAGCTGCCTCCGAATTTACAATAAGCAGAAAAGACTTAGATGTGTCCAATCCAGTGGGTGTCTTTAAGGTCGCGCTGATAGATTCTGCTGTCGTAGCCACAACGTCACATTGAGCAACATAGTGATTATTTACTGTAGTCTCTGTCCATGCTCCTTGGGTTAAAGCCATTAGGCCACCTCTTTAATTACTTTTTCTATTCTATTAAACATCTCAGTAAAACTGTAGTTCTTGTCTATAAACATACGGTAATCTCTTGGGAACCAACCATTAGTAAGTAGTTCCTCTAGCTGAGAAGGCGTTTCCCACACCCACTCTGGCTTATAAATGTTGCCAGCACCGATCCAATCGTAGAGCAGAGGCTTCAGCCCACAAGCCATTCCCTCCATAACTGTCATGTGTTGGCTTTCTCTCGGGCTAGTTGAGAGAACATAAGACTTATCCTGGAACCAACCAGCAATGTCGTCTTGCCAATTGTCTAAAATCAAATTATCTGGAGCCTTCTGCTTAAAATACTCCGCTATATCATCCTCTTGGAATTTCCCAGCTACATGAAACTCATAATTGGGCAGCATCTTAGCTAGCATTAATAAAAGATTAGCACCCTTTTTATTGCTAATATACCCAGCCCAGGCTATCTTATTATTTTGCCTAAATCCATTGATTGGGAAATCCTTTACATCAACACCATTTGGTATAACAACAGCATTCTTAATGTTGCCGTATCTACTTTCGACGTAATCTTTTATGTGGTCTGCTACAAAGATTACTTTATCAAACTTGTTTAAATCCATATACTTAATAGGCTCACTAAATGCCTCATAAGCGTGTATTCTTAAAATCTTTTTTGCATCTGTTTTAAAGTCGAGTACTTTCAATGCCTCCATGTCAGCCCACTCAACCCAAATAAGCTCTGCTTCTTTAGCTAATTCGGGCTTTAGCTTAGCAGTAATCACGTAATCCTCATCGGATAAGTTCTCTAATATCGGATCTAAGAACGTACTGTTCTCTGCTATGAAGTAATACTTTTTCGGCTTAAACTGGAATTTCACATCTCCAGCACAAGAGTAGTCTTCGTGTTTTCTATAAAAATACCCAAAGTTATGTGGCACTACAATATACTGTTTGCCATCTGCTAAAGCTCTCTCCATATATTCGCGATCTATTCCACGCTTTAGCTTCTCGTTAAACTTTTGTTCCATCAAATACTTTTTACGCCACATACCAGTACAAGTACGTGCGAATACTGCAGCTTCGCCTTTTTCATTGAAAGCAGTCATATAGCTTGTAATGTTAACTATGTTCTCATTGTCGGAGACATAAGCAACAAGAGATTGGACATACTCGCGACTGATATAATCGTCATCGCCAACATACAGAACCCAATCACCATTAGCTAGCTCAGCCCCCAAGTTATAACATTCACCAATAGAGAGCTTCCTACCAAGATTATCTATCTTTACCAACTCAACTTCCATACTCTGCGCCTTAACAGACTCTTCCGCAATATGCACCCAATCAGGATGCTTATCGCTCCGACTATCTACTAAGACTATCGAGACTTGTACAGCCATAAATTTCCACCTAACTCTTCTCTTGGCACACCAGCAAAGAAACCACTTTCGGTCTCGATGTCGTAAATATTTGCATCAAGCGCTCTAAGCTTCAAGAAGTTTTCAGCACGCTTCATCTGCACAATTGCATAACCATCTTCGACTCTGCATCGAACCCACCCCATATCTATCATATGATCCCTGGGATCAATCCTATTCCTCAATATATCTACTTCTTCCTTAGTCAAGCCACGATCAATAAAAGCAGAATCAGACATAGAGTGCAGAACAGAAGTCCCATTATTATAATCTTCTTTAGTTACTACGTCGCCAATCTTACTAAGGATAAGATTCCATATATGCACACTATGCGTATCTGAATTGAAAATTTTACCCCTCTCGTCAATCCATAAAATCTTAGGAGGCGACCCTAAGGCCGCCCCCTTATGATTGTCTCTAATCACGCGAGCCGCTGTACACAAGAATGTCGAAGACAACGGTGTCAGTTTTCTTCTGAACACCATCTGAGTCTACGAAAATCTTATAGAAAGGACCTTCGCCATTAACAGAAATATCATAGACAGACGACTTGACAGCCTCATCTATTGTAGTCTCGAGATCGTCCTTAAGTAATACATAAGTACCACTTCGAGTACCACAAACGTAGATAGCAACGTCTGCGTCTGAGCTAAGATTTGTAGCCCCTGTGTTGGAAATCACAACGAAATCCTTCCCAGGCGGTATAAAATCGATAACAGATCCTGTCAGATCCTGGCCAGCAGAATCTGATGTAGTAACTGTTAAAGTTTCTGTAGCACGCATAAACACATCACCACGACTTGCGCCGGTTGTGGTGCATTTACCAACTGATGTAATTGTCCAAGCCATATAACCCTCCTACTTAATCTTAAAGAGTTTATGGGACTCAATCAACTGAATGCCAACACCTTCGTCAGAGAAGTACTGATCTTTTACATAATCAGCATCATTTTCCTGAATCGAAGCCTGGAACTTAGGAGCGCGATACTGTACATGCTGTAAGTTCTCATCAGAGACCACTAGCATATATTTATTGTACGCATCCCGCAAGGCAGGAGTCGGAATCAACTGCAGAATTCCATGAGGCGTTTCAAGAATCTTGTAGTTAAAACCAAGATGATCACGCTTCATGTCACTCAGGTTGACAGTCCAGCCAGACTTAGCAGCCATTCCGGCAGTGCTAGCCATCTTAGACCAGTAACTCATGGCTCCTGGACCAGCAAAAGCACGTTTCATACCTGACTCTGGGAAGTACTGAAATACTTTCTCCATGTCATCCACGAAATTCGCATAGTCGTAGGAAGCTTCATTAATGGTAAAGATGTTCTGGTCGTCGCCACTGGAAGCACCATGCTGTTCTATTCCAGGTATAATACCCATCGTAGTTCGAATGTTCTTCGAGTTAGCGTCCGTCAACGTCATATCCGCAAAGGTTCCAGTGAGGTTCATATTGCTACGACCAAACAGGAAAGCCTTTTCCTTCTGGATCTTGTGTTCCATGTTCTTCTGATCGCGCAAGCGCGACAGTTCGTTCTTTTCTCCGCGAAGAGCAGCTTCTAACAGAGTTCCTGTGATCTCAACCGCTGTCTTAAATATCTGACACTGGTTCCAGATCATGGTCAGTTCATCTGCCCAAGCTGTTGCAGAGCGTGTTCCTTCACCCTGTGCATTACCGATTACTCGCAAGTAGTCGCCTGACACTGTGGTAATGGAACTTGCGCCTGCATTTTTAACGCTTAAATTAGCACTAGCACCCGAGCTTGATACAGCGGTGATTACTAATACACCACGATTAGTTGTCTGGGTTGAATCCCAAACATCCAGCTCTAATCCAATCCATGAATTATAGGCATAATCTCCACCGGCACCTTCCATGCCCACGACGGAGCCAGAAGTTACAGCGATAGTATCAGCACCATCATCAGAAGCGATTGTGGTCGCTGAGGATGTGGTGAAATACTGATTTTCCCAAGGATTGCGGTGTTCAAAGAACTTGAATTGAGGATCTTTCAGTCCAGATTTGGTACCGCGATTAGCGATGACCGTGGTGAAAGGAGTCACGTCTGTCCAAAGTTCTTTGATAACCTGAGGTGCAATATAAAAATCACGTCTGTCTGTCCATAGTACTCCCGTACTATAACTAGACGCGGGAGCTAACGCTTTAGCATTTGCAGCCATTTATATTCCCTTTTATGTTAAGCTACTGTCTCTTTTTCTTCAGAAGGCCCATATTAAACTGCTGTTCCTCAGTCAACTCTTCGACGGGGGCAGTCCCACCAGCAACCGCAGCCACTGGCAAAGGTTTGCCCAAAGTTTCCTGTTGTTTCTTTAATATAGCCTCCCTCTGAGCCCCAGCTGTTTCTTCTGGGGTAGGAGTAGTAGCCATTTTATCCAACGCCACTAGATTCTGAAGATTAAAACTATCAGGTCTAGTGTACTTGTCAATGAACCCTAACGCAGCTTCGTACGTATACTGGTGCTTTGTCATGAGTTCCTGCACCCATTTGTTGACTTGCTTATTCTCCGCGTCAGCTTGGCGTTGCTGTTGTACATACAACTCCTGCTTCTTTACGAGGCTGGCGTTGTAATTAGCAAGATTCTCATTATAAGAATCCAACTCATTTAAGTACTTTCCGCTTTCGCTGTCAGGATCTTCAAATGCAACTCCTGGGTCATAACCAACTGGACGAACAGGGCGCTCAGGCATCGTAAGTTCCTCAGATCTCCCACTATTGGGTATAACCGTCGAACCACCACGAATGTCATTTTCTATTGCATCAAGTATCTGCGGATTGTTTTCGATATAGCGAGCTATGGGAGCAACAGAGTTGAGTTGATTTAACTGCTCACGCAACTGTTGGTTCTCATTCTCTTTCTTATCGGCTTCGCTCTGCCAATACTCAAACCGTTGTTCTTCCTGTTGTGCTGGATCTGGACTCTGCTCAGGTTGACCACCTTCTTCCTCAGGTGATGGTTGAGCTTCTGCAGCATTTGGTTCTGCTATAGGTTCATCAAAAAGGAACAAGCCCTTATCGGCCCCACCAGCCTCAATTTCTTGAGCTACAGCAGTCTCAGCAATGCTGGGAGTTTCTTCTATAATACTCATTACTTCTTATCGCTTTCTTTTTTATCTTCTTTCTTGAGGTCGGAAATTGATTTCTCAGCATCCCCGAGCCGTGATTCAAAGAGTTTGGCGGAAGCGTCCGCCCTTGTAGATATAGAATCTAAATCTGACTTAAATTTTTCTAATTCAACACGTTTCTTATCATGCATAGCTTCTCTGTCAGAAGTTTGCAAGTCTCCACGTACCTTCTTCAGCTCTTCTTGCAACTGCTCTATCGCCTGACGAGCCTGAGCAAGTTCACTAGAACGATTTAGCACACCCTCTATGTCAAATACTTCACTATGCTTTAAGACTTCAACCTGATCAATGAGTTTCCTGTCATAGAAGTCCATCAAGTATTCTGTGGCACCCCATCTGTTCGACGGTAGCGTAGACCCAGAGACTACGATAAGATCGTAATTGCCGATGGTAACATCATTTATGCGCCCGACTATATCACCACTAGCATCATCGACAATAGGATCATTGAACACAACTTCTCTGTCTGGATGATTCGGCTTAAGTATACGGATTGTCTTGCGATCTGTATAGGTTTGCTGCACCATCTCAACAACAACCTTAGCAACCTGATTCAAGCCTTCTTCTATGTCGTCACGCTTGCTTTTTATCCTACGCTGCCCGAACTCATCTAGCGCAACTGTACCCCTAAACGTAGCAGGCGCTTGAGCTGGATCACCTTGCTGCAGCGGATAGATACCAAAAGAACGCTCTATGTACGCGATTGCATCCCCGATATTCCTATACAACTCTGTTGGTAATGGTATCGGCGTTAAAACCTTAGGCTCACCTAAATCGTAATCAACCTCAATTATACTAGCCCCAGCCCTGCTAAGTTCCTGTTCAAGCATTTGTTTATTTTGGGAACCCTTAGGAACAATAAGCTTGGGAGATGTGGATGTACTAGCGTGCGCTATAATCAGTGACTGAATCTTATTTATGTACTCCTGCATACCTTTCACAAACCTAACATCGCTCATCGGGTAAGGATTACGATTGTGATGATTCATGAATGGTATAATCGGATACTCACTTACTTCTAAAATTACGTTTGCTCTTTCAACACCACCAGCGCTTTGTACATTACGTATGCGATTTACTTCAACATTCTTGTTGATTATCACACCTTTGTCGATCAACTCACCCTTATTTGTCAAAGTTATGAAGACAGTGCTTCCAGGTATAGCATCTGCGCCTTCTTCACCAGCTTCCATCCTTACTTCACCAGTAACTTGATCCTGAACCTTGTGGTAAACCCCACCAGTTTGTTCATATATAGCCAACATCTCCATTGTAGCTACTTTATTCGTGACTACGTTACTGTTTCCAGCAACATCGTTTAACTCAAAGGCAATCTCTACTCGGTACTTCTCATACTGCTCGTCGTTAAATATATACTCTTCTCGGGTAGATGTATCGTGAAGATGATGATACATGGCCTTAACTTTTGAATAGCGGTCTATGAACTCGTAGGTATTTGTATGAGACTTATCGACATCGCTCTGGTCTAGCTGCTGATCTTCTTCGTTGTGCCGCTGCATACCAGGTTCGCGATAATCCTCAGATGGCTTAGCATCCTTTAGCCTACCCTTCATATCTGGGAATGCTGTCTCGATCTGCTCCCTTGTCATAATCTTAGAAACTATGATATGAGCAGCATCTCTACAGAACGGGTCGCTGGAGGAAGGATCTATATATAAGTCAAGTGGGTTTAGTGATGTGATATAGACTTCTCCCCTGGCAAAGTCAGCCTGGGGATCAACGTAGACTTGCATGGCACCCATACCTCGGACGTAATAATCGTCAACTACACGTTTTAAGTGCATGTTGCCGACGGATATATCCCAGATATAGGCCATTATATCAGAAAAGACCCTTCCAACGCGACGGTCTGAATCTTCTCTAGCTGTGGATTGAAATCGGGGCTTATTTGCTGTCAGCATTGCTATTGCCTGATCGACAGCATTTTGTATAGTGGGGACTACTAGAGGTGCCTGATCTTTATTATCTAAGTCACGCTTATCCTCGGGAGCCCACTGCATGTTATTACGAAATTCGTCGTCCTCACGAGCCTGCAATGCCCAAGAACTTCTTGCTGATTGATAGTCGTCCAGTAAGCGCTCAGACAGAGCTACGGCATCAGTTACCGAAACTGCCTTGCCTCCTGGGAGTGAATCTTCTTTACCAGAAAAGATGTTAAATGAGGGGATTGCCATTTTTTTCCTTTGTTGGGTCTAAAATCACAGAGCGAATATACACATAAAAACCTATATTTGTCAAGTACTTTATACAGCCTTCCATTTGTTCCGTCGAGAAACCTGTCTCCAGATGTTAGTTAGGACACTATCTTTGTACCCATGATCAGGGCTATAGAGCCCCATCATGGCATAGTACAGGCCATCAAGTAAGTCATCATGCTTACCTCGCGGGTACATTAACAACTCGCTACGCATCTCCTCCTGTCCCTCGTGAAGAAACACTTTCCCACGCGAAAAGAATGGCTGCATTGTCTCCAATCTAGCACTCTTACTAGACCTTGGTTGGATCTTCCGCTCAAGCCCAGGGATATGAACCCCTTCTAAATTCCTTAAATAGTCCCTCAACATCTCCTGATACCCAGTAGTCTCAATCTTCGTTCTAGATGGTTTATACTTCGTATACCACTTGACAATACCATCGGCTAACTGCATAGGTGGTACCCTCTTCCTGAAGTAAGGCAGCACAAACCTACGATCATTGGCATCCATAGCGACAGGAACCACTGTGGAATAGTCAGCATGTTGTAGTGTAGAGCTTGCAGGATCAACGCCCATGCCCACATTTACTGCTATCTTCTTAGGCTTATCAAAAGTCTGTCCATCTATAGCCTGAATCTCCAAAAGCGGGTAATTCTCCTCAAATATGAGCTCCCCTCTCCACCAATGAATGTACGCTGGTTTGAATAACTGATCCTCATCACCAATGATCTTGCACCGATACTCGGAGTACCAAACAGATGTCTTGCCAATGTCCTCATACCCTTGCCTAGTTGCGTCCAGCCTATGCCAAGGCCATAATTCAGGCCAAAGAACCTCTTTCTTGTCCTCGTTGACTATAGCATCGTAATGCAAGTTCTCCCAGTTGGACATCTCCTTAATACGTTCAACCATACACAATTCGTTCTGTGGTGTGCCTATAACAAAGATCCTACCCTTTTTAGCATCTATCCCTGGCATCATACCTTTCAAAAGGATATTTAAGTTCTTGTCCATAGATTCCTTGGTACGAGTGTTATTCTCATCTTCTGGGTCGTCAAGTACCTCAAACGTAGGTCTCTGAGCTCCAAACTTCATACCAATGATCTGCTGTCCTGTGCCCTTAGCGACAATCACGGAACCATCCTTGAGCTGAACCATGTGCTCAGTCCACTTTATGGCTGAATTCCTCCCCCAATACCCAAAGATCGACCTAAACTCCTTAGAGTAGTCTAAAACGTCCTTAATCGCTTGAAGTCGGTCTGTGGCATGCTGTAACGACTTAGACACGATAACGACGACTTTTCGGCCATCTTCGAACATTATGTGGTGTAATGGCATTGCCTCAGCCAAAATAGAGCTCTTTGCGTGGTGCCTTGGTGCTATTACATTAGCAAGCTTTATAGACTTGTCGTGATATAGATTAGCCCACTCCCGATGACAAGGTGGAGACGGCAGGGTAAACGTGTTCGTCATGCAAATCTTGCCGAACAGTAAGACGTTATCCCTTAGTTTTTGCCTTATTTCGTCTTTGTTCATTCTTTATTCTCTGATCAATTTCCTCATATTCAGCAACATGCACTGGTATATCCTGCGCAATTGCGATCATCGTCTCAACAAATATGTCAAGATCCCCCTCTTTACCCTTCGGTATCGCTAACTGGAAGAACCTCTTGTAATCCATCCTCTTCTCTCTTTTCTGTTAGTTTCAAAGATCCAGCATGCTTCTCTATCTTACCAGAGATCTCTTTTGTCATATCAATCTGCAACGTATCTGATACGGTTGTCTTCTTCGGTTTCATCGATAACAGGTCGCTTAACTCAGAAGCGCCTTTTAACATGTTCCCTGGATCGCCCTTAGCCTCTGCTATTTGTATAGCCTTCTTCATCACGTTTAGAACGAACTCTTCATTTACCCCGAGATCCTTCATCATCTTACGTAATTCTGTATCTACCATCTTCTGTATAACCTCTTGTTTGAATAATCTTTTTGCTGTAGCTGCAGGTATCTCTACATCAGGCCTATATGCCCTACCAACACCGTCCCAGTCTATCTTTCCACCAAGTAACTGGTTACAGTACAGCTTCACAGCCCTCTTTGTCCTGCTCCTACCAGTCTCCCCATCAGCCCAATGTTTAGGAGGAGCGTCTTTTATAAGTTTACTAGGCTTTCCCCCATGGTTAACCATACCTCGGCCAAGGGGGAAGTTGTGAATCCTCCCCCCGTCCTTAGCATGGTATACCTTTCTACATACCGATACATACCCATCGTCAGTCAGGCCATACTCACCTTCCTTAGTCTCGTGCCAAGGCACATACTTCATACCCTCGGCATCAGCTTCCTTCTGGGTATAGATCAAGAACTCCTCTCTAAGCTTCGGATTCTTCTTGTTTATCACTCGTACTTCCGGCATGCAATTCCCTTATAGTTTCGTATAACATGTCTTCCAACCTATAAATAGTCCTAGCGCAACCTATCCGCTTCTCTTTCCACTTAGTGATAGTACGCCCAAACTCATTTATAAGCCTCCCCAACATACGTGAGGATATATCAGCTTGCAGCTTATACCGCTGCACCTCTTCGAATAGCTTCTTATTTGTTACTATCAACATCTTTTTCACTACTCCCCGCTATACTAAATGGATGAAAGTTAGGACCATTGTTTGAATAGACATCAACAACTATATCCTCAGACTCCATGTACTTTTTTCTCGCATCACACAAGTTAGCCAAATGCCTCACATACTCTGTACCCTTAGCTATATCTTCAGGAAGCATCTTCTTTTGCTCCTTATAAAGCCCCAATACCTGCTCTATTACCTCATCAAACTTCTTTAACATTAGTTTCTCCATAAATATGCATCTCTTATTGTTCCAGTTAATACTCCATGTATCATATCTCTTACACCAGCCTCTGCTTGAACATACTGGTATCTCATATACACTTCTTCTGATACATGCTCTTTCATCCGCTTCAACACTTCTTCCTTACTTAGTCTCTTCTCTTTTTCCATATCTCCTACTTCTTACCTTAGTAACGTACTACACCAAGGTTTAACCTGAAGTAAGTACACTGTGTGTACTTACGAAGGTAAACCTTTATTTAGTATGTAAGTATGTTTTTAGTTCTTTGTTTTTACGTACCGTAGTACCTACCTTAGTACGTACTATTATACCTACTATAGTATTACTTAAGAACATACTGCGCGCGCGTTCTTGTCACGACGGGAGTTCAAAAAAGTCCTCAACACCACGGTTCCATCTACAAAGATCGCTATGCCTCTCAACAAGTTGCATAGTATCCCGGTCGCTCTTATCAGGAAGTCCGTCAATCGTAAACCTCCATCCATGCTGACACTTGAGGTTGGTGAGCCCTTGCTCGTTGGGCCAACAGCGCCTAAAGTAGCAAATATCATCCTCTGGCCTCTGCTTCTTCTTTATCTTCAATCCCATCATCGTCCTCTACTAATACGTCGTTGTAATTATCAAAAAAGATGTCGCACTTCTCACACCATGTGTCACCACCTACGAACACTATAACATCTCCACTCTCTGCCCCACACTCAGGACATCTAACCATCATCGGATTTATTGCATAGCGCCTTAAGACTTTCAATCATACTCCTATTATCGTTAATTAAGTCTCCCCAGTATTCTATCTCATACCTGTTACCGAGAAGATGTGCGTTCATATGTTTCTTTTCTAATATACCTATCTTGCCTCTTAAAATCTCTAATTGCTCCTTTATCTCAGAATTGTACATATAAACTCTTCCTGGAGCTCCATCACCTAATGTCTTCATACTGCTGGATTCCCATAAACTATAGCCCAGGCAGGTACATCCTTCGTCACAACTGATCCTGCTCCAACTACCGCATACTCCCCTATCACTATCCCTGGGAGTATGGTACTATTAGCTCCTATTGAAGCCCCATTCCCTACAACTGTAGGAGGGTCATTCATCCACTCCCCATGCGAAGGTGGGTACTTATCGTTAGTAAACACCGCATGTGGGCCGATGAACACATCGTCGCCCAATTCAACATTATCTGGGATAAAGGCACCAGGCTGTATATTACAACCATTGCCTATTACTACCCTTTCTCCTATGAAACTATCCATTTCGCATTTCCTCTGCTAATTTAATAGATGGCAAAGCATCTTTTTCTGCAAATCCTCTACCCGCTAATATAGCCCTGTATGCATCAATATGCAAGTTCTTATCACAGTTTAAGTCTATTCGATTCTCCCCCGCTACTATAGACTTCTCAGGCTTAACATCCATGTCAGTAGACAAGCTAATAGTAACAGGGTTCCTATCCTCAAACACGTATGTCAACAGATCTAACATATGTATCCCTATATTCACCTCTATACCACCAGATTTCTCCTGATTGCCCTTCCATGAATACTCATACCAACATCCTCTAGGGGAATGCATAGTAGCATAT